GATCTGAGGTCAAAATAAGTGTCCATTAATATTTTGTTGTTCGGTTTTATTCTTTCTAGTTTCGTATTAGACGTTCACGTTTTTGGTGCAATCACTTTTTAGCACATTTAGGGATTTTAGTTGTATATTTCAGCAAGAGTGATATCATTTCATCATCATTGTTCTCAATAGTCGATAAAAAGGCATTTTTATCAAGACAATTCGGATTGGCGCCTTTTCTAAAAAATATTTGGTCCAACTCAAATGTCCAAGCTCAACAGAGATCTTTAAATATGCATTGAAATTTTGGAGATTAATATTTTTTTGATATAAAGTTCCCCGTCAAACAGTTTTATTTTAAATTATTGATTATGGTGATCATGACGACGGTAATAATCATGAAGTCGAGCCATAGACAAACTACTAGGAAGCAAATTGACCGTTCGAATCCTGTGTGCATTTGGCATATCAACCAATTGTTTTTCCCCGGTGACCAAATCTATCGTGAAAAAGTTATAGTTTCTTAACTGAATAAAAATTATTCCATTATCATACCAAATTTTATTAATGGCATGACCTGTATCCACTGTGTATAAATTTTGTTTGGTATTGTTTTTGGTATCCCCCTTAAAATTGGCCAGGTTAGGATTGGCTCCCTGATTTAGAAGTTCTATGGTCATATCAGTATGTCGATTACAAGCAGTCATCCATAAACAAGTTGATCCTTTTTCATTTTGCCAATTTATATTGTCCAGTGTGGCATACGGAATGATAACATTAAATAATTCCGTATTATTTTTTTCACAAGCAATAAATAATGGCCATGTTTTTCCGGTGTCTGTTTCAATTATTTCGAATGGATCAGCTTTGCCATCGGAAATTAATCTTTTGATAATTGACAATTGATTTTTAGATGGTTTACTCAGTGTCGCAACATGATGTTTCCAAGAAAAATTTTCCAATTCCGGAATTTTATAAAGGGCCGTCAAAAAATTGTTTTTGAACAAATAATCAAACCCAACGCTTTCATTTTAGATTGCAACCATAATTTAATAGTGGTGTTGGGAGCATAATCTATCATGTCAATAGTGATTTCCACAATTTCATCATCCACCAAATGTTGGGCGGTCACAGTATAGTGACGATTCAAACATGTTTGCAAAAGCGATCGCCCATTAGCGCTGGGCCTGGCACCATAACTTTTCAGAATGGTATATGTGGTATAATAACCGTACAAAATGGCATAGTCCATGGCATTGAAACCATGACTATCCTGAGTATTAACATCCCACAATTTCAAATCTAGTAACATTCTCAAAACTTCATATCGACCCAGACGTGTGGCCTCAATAATGCTGGGATAATTTACAATATCACTGTAATCACCATTCAAATCAGACAAAAATTGATTTAATGGATGAATCACTTTATTTTGCCGGCACAGCCACAAAACATTTGCGATGGACTTGGATTTGTCAAATTGTCTAAGATCACTAATTGAGGCTCTGATAACTTGCCATGAATCATTTCTCGGGCTGGTTCTCGAACTAGTGGGTTCGTCCAATTTATCAGGTTCATTAGAACTTGAACTGAACATAATGGCAGGTCTAAATGACTGAGATGTTTTGGATGTTTGGGATGTTTTAGTGGCAAAAGTTCCCTCAAACTTCATGTCACTCAATTTTAGTTTGTCTACGGTTTCGCCCATGGTGATAGATTTGAGAGTCGTCATTAAGGTTTGAAATCTGCGATAATTGTCAGATTCCGAATTAAGTCTGACCAAAATTGATTTGGATCTTTGGTTGAGCAATTCGATATGTAATTTGTTATCAATTCTTGATAGTTCTTCCGGATTCAGTTTGGACAAATTTAGTATCTCATCGGCAATTTGGTCGACCAAATAACTATACCACAGTTCCCAAAGTTTATCGTCATTATCTGATGCATCATATACATCAATAATTTCCACTGGCAAATCAATTATCTCATCAAAAATTTTAATACTAATAATGTAACTCTGACTAAAATCTAAATTCGTGGTATTAATCCAATATTTGGTGGTACCTTGAATTCGAGCTATCACATGCAAATTATCCGAAACAAATTCCAATGGCACGGTAGATTGTCTCTCAATGAATTCTATAATACTGTTAATTTTACTAGACAAAATATCAGAATCCTCACTCGGATTGGCGTATCTGTATGCTCCCTCAGTGGTGCCAATTTGTCGCAACTCATTCAAAAAATTAAAATCATGTGATCCACCGAAGCCAACAGTGTGAACGGTATAGTCACGATTCCAAATTCTGTTATAATGTCAGTTCGCAACAAGTTTGGCAAATTAACACGATCACGACTGTTATCTTCACCGTCCGTCAAAAAAATAATGATCGCGTTAGTAATATTGACATTGGATGCATATTTTTCCAATGTTGACACAATTTCTTTGAAGGCGGATTTAAAGACTGTTCCTCCGCGACTCGTAATATTTTTGATAAGAGCCATATAATCTATTTTGGGACGCCTTATATCAATATCAATAGCATTGGCTCTATCATGATATGTAATTATTGTGGACAAAATGTTGTCATGATCATAAACTGTATCCACAATTCTTTCCAAAGAATATTTCGCTTGGTTAATGGCACTCCCTGCCATAGAACCACTAATATCAATTACTGGAATCAAAAGTAATTTGGTTTGATAATGTGTGGTCAGTGAAATAATTTCAAGTTGTCCTATTCTGGTTTGATAAACGGATCGCTTAGATAGTTGATGCAACTTGGCCAAAAAAGTTGGTTCTGGATCATCGGATACTGATGAGACATTTGATTTTAATTGTTCCAATTCTTTTCGTTTGACTTGCTCCACCAAATAAGCAATGTTAATCAAAACAGGTGCCCGATCGGCGCCAAAAGAACTTAAGTCTGTCCTGCATAACGGACAATTGCTGGACCTATTCAAATGTTGTATCATGGGATCTCTGCAAATGGCACGGCCACAACATGGCAAAGAAATGGGATTTTCCAACCAAGTCAAAGTAATGGGACACTGCAATTCCTCTACAATAGAAGGATCCATGTTAACTAAACGATAATATGTAATTAAAATATATACTCATTAGAGTTAATTTGAATAAATTTTTTCCCAAAATGATAATAACATTAAAAATATTATTCAAAATCACAACCACCGATTATGAATTATAATTTGTTTGCCAACTCACTTCTTATGATTGGCAATAAATTTATTGTTTGTATGATGAATATGATTCCAGAAATAAATATTAACTACCATTTTCCATTACATATTTGAGTTCAATGTATTATGCTGTCGGATTAATTGGCGTTAACATCAACCAACTAAAAAACAATTCAAAAATCTTAATTTTCCACACACTCATTATGCCGATGAAGACACCATACAACAAGCTCACGTGTATGCTCTCCTGGTTAGATTTATACAGGCCAAAATCTAAGCCAACAAAACTAACATTCAAACATTTCCAACATATATATCTGAATTTAAGTCATTTCATTTTTTCATGATGCCATAATAACATTGTGACATTATGAAAAAACCTCAGTTATCGTCTCCGGAATTAAACAGGTCGTGTATCTAATAGTATGCACCTAATGTGGATTTGGGTCAAAAAATTGACTAATACTTGGCAATGTTTTTTTCCCAGCATTAGACACATTAACTGGATGATCCATGATTTCGCGTGGACTAAAAACTGTTTTAAGATAGGTAAAGTGAGCTTTTATTTCAGACAAAATGTCTGGCACCACTGCATCGACCACCATGTTATCAAGTTCGGTAATTTGTTCCTTGATGTGATTGGGTAAATGTTTGGCATGTTGCAAGAAGATAGATCGCATAACTATTTGTAGAGTGGTCTCATCTTGTTTTTCAATCATATATTCACCATTACTTCTGCGAAAGACTTGTATGATAATTTGTTTTTGTATTAGGTCTACGTTCTTTGGATGGAAAAAAATTTTAGCCAGCAAAGATTCTTGTTGCAAACCTCGTAATGAATCTTGTGCCATTTGATAATAATCATCATGATGTGCCTGGAACAAGACAAATGGCGCTTTTCTGATATCCTGACTGGTCAATGGTTTGGTGATAATACCTTTTGGTAAACTCATTATTTCCTAAAACTAGGATCGAATTTATTATACATCATTTGCACTTGTACAAAAAAATTGATTTAACTGTCCCAGAAAAATTGACAATTTAAATTAATTATCATAATAATTGCTTAAGGCAATAATTATAATCATAATCATAACAATGTATCCATACGTTTACGAAGAAATGTTGGACCGACTCCAGAGTGCCAAAAGTCAAACTGGTGAGAAAAAAAATGTTTTGCCAGCTATCAAGGTCACCATCAAAAATCGCCGCAGTATTATTTCCAATTTTGCTGACTATTCTAAAATCTTAAATCGACCAGCAGATCATATTCGCACTTTTTATCGTATTGAGTCCGGCATGGAAAATTCGATTAATGACAGTGGGCAACTAATTATTCAAGGTTACTATCAGGAAAGCAAATGTGAGACCGTCATGAGAAAATATGTGGAAGAGTATGTACTATGTAAACAATGTAAGTGCATAGACACGGAATTGGTGAAGAGTGATGGCTTGACATTTTTAGAATGTCACCAATGTTTGGCCAGAACAAGCATGGGTAAAACAAAAAATTTAATTTGAAATTGGATTACATCAAATAAATTAATAATTAATAACCATATGAATTATGTGGTTATTAATTGTGACTCGAAATTTTGCTTAGAATATTCTAAATATATTGGGATATATTTTATGTTGAAACTTAGAGAGAAACAATGTAAGTTTCCAACAATTCTTGCTCCGACAAGTTAACATCGGGATCAGTATTTTGTTCAATTTTCTCGGAAGGATTATATTGTTTTAGTGTTTCGACACGAACTTCACGATGAATAAAATCATTTGGTTTGGACATGTCACGACTGATAATTTCCACAATGCCATCATTCCTTTGGTTCAAAACCAGACACCAACGATACAAGTTTTCCTCCAGAACTTCAATGGCCAATTCACCATTCTTGAAAGTGCCTGTAATTTCCCGAATGTTGGGTATCTCGGTGTCTTTACGCAAAAGAGTACCAATACGATTATTCATCAAAGGCCTAAAATATTTGGCAATCACTTTGCCCAAATCCTGTTCGTTATCCTCCATCATGCTGTCTATTAATTTCATAATGGCTTCGGGTGGTCGGTTGACGTTATTTAGAGTGTGTTCCTTACTGAAAGCATTTGTATTAATAATGGCTTTGTAATTTTCGTAGATCTTCCGCTGAATATCGGCCAGATTATAGCGTCGGCCAATGATATTGTGTGTATATATTTTATATTGGCGCTCACATTGATATGGTGACCCAGGCACCACCGGTACAATGTCCTTATAATTACTATCAATCATGACAAGATAACCATAATTGGGCACATAATAAGAAATACCATTTATGATATATTTCCAATAACCCATTGCTTTGCCGTGGGTGGGCAAATCTTTGATATAAATATTATCCTGAATGGTCATTTTTCTAATGTAGATGCCATGTAATTGCATAACATAGAGGGCCGAAACTATTTGGAACAGAATGCCTAACCAAACTGGCTCACCATGATAACCATGACTTATCATTTTCTTGCGAATACCATCTTGTTCATATATTCTGGAAGCCCATTGATATAAATTGTGTGTTGGTGCCTCCGTGATTAGAATCAATGTGTTGCCACTATATCTTTGTAATGACGGATCTACTTCATCTGGTAACTTTGGAACGGTTGCCACATATGATAATAAAGAAAGAGGACGATCTATGATTACGTCGGGTTTAACTTTGGAGAGCAAATTATTAAATTCCAAAAATCTTTGAAACTCCCTGGTCAACATATCTTTTTGGGTCAGACAATTTTTCTTGAGCGAAAAGAAATCAATGTTTTTGTTCGGACAAAAGAAAAAGGCATAAAGAATGGGGAAGTTGGGTGATTGTTTTTTCTTGACAATATTTTCCCTAATATATTGATAATAAACCAGTTCACGCCAAACATCATATTGTGGCCAAATTTCTTTTTGTCTGTATTTGTAAGAATAATATTCGGCATATGATAGTGCGTATAATCGAATATTGAGACCAATAGAATTTGGAGCACAAACCACCATTTGACTTGGTTCATTAAGTCTGATTGGAAAACAAGAACGATAAATTAACAAACCAAATGGTAATCCTTTGTATGGATTGTTACTAATGGGACTATAAAAGTTGGGATTAAGTTCCATAAACTTAATGTAACTCAACAAAGTATTTTGGCCATTGGAATCCAAACTAATGTCTTCACCTTCATCTATTCTGACCAAAATTTGTCTAACATAATCATAAGTTTGCAAACGTTCTCCCAAAGTGGTGGATGTCATTTTTCCATCCTTCCCAGGAAGAATGTCTTCGTAAATTTGGTTCATGCGTACATGGTCTCCTGTCGGACCTGGCAAAATGATAGGATAAACGTTTTGCACTGGCATCTGAACATTGGGTCCACAACTAATGGCACTGGTCGGGGCAAATAAATTTTGATAAATTCCTGGCATAAATTTTTTGTTGGGTGCCAATTCAACCACGGGCATGAGTGGATTATAAACGCCATATGGACGTTGTTGTTTGGGATCCGGATTAAATACTTCCAATTTGAGTGATGGTTGCATGGTACTTGGATTTTCAACCCAAGTAGATTGAGTGATAGGAATGCCCGCTGACTCTTTTGTTCTTCTTGCGCGGCTTTTTGTTGGACTGCTGGGACCATTTTGGGTGCCCTGGGTAGCCTGCCCAGTTGTTTGGGCTTCAGCCATTTTGGCAGCATGAACTTCTTTAGCCACATTACTAATAAAGGGTGTCCCGGGTGAAGTTCTAGTTTGAATGACCGTTGGAATAACAGCTGGCACCGGAGCCTGACCACCTTGTTGCGGCAATCTATTTTGCTGATTTACCGAAAAAAAAAATTACCATTTTTCGGGATATTAAATTGGTTAGGATCACCACCCATTTGGTTGGTACCAAACATTTGAGCATAAGGTTGCATTTGCGGTGCAAAATTATTGGGTGATTTGAATGCAGAATTATCTTGATTTTGGTTGAGCTGGGATATGGCTGCTAAATATTTATAATAAGCATCTCCATCAGGTTGGGCATTCATTTGTGGCATGGCTTGTGGCATAGCTTGTGGCATAGTTTGTGGCATGGGATTGACCATGGGTGCAGCAAATTGTGCGGGCATTGTATTGGCACCAGGATTGAAACCATATTGTTGTGACAATTGTTGGGCAACCTGACTATAATTAGCTCCTGGCATACGACCCAATTCATTTGGCCCGAAACCCAATAAACCACCGATGGAATTAATTCTGGAAGCATCAGCATTCGGTTGTGAATTCAAGTTAAAATTGGATGGATTGGCGAGGAAATTATTCGTATTTGGCATGTTTTGCATAGCTTGCAAATTCTGAAAATTATTGGCATTTGTTAAGTTATTAACATATTCATTCAAATCCGATAGAGCATTAGCGTGATTACCAATGTGTCTTTGTCCATGATATTGTCGGAGTTTTGGTTGGTTGAGTTTTGATTTATTATGTTTGGATGGTGCAACTTCAGAATCTGTTACACTAATTAATTTAGAGGGAGTTTGAATTCGATTTTCTTCAGTTTCTTCCTCGAGATCATATTTGGATGATTGTTTCAGGGTTTTATTTTTGTTGTTCGATATTTTATGACTCATAATCTCTATATCATAATTAGAATATTTTTTATTTTCAGGAGAAACCTGGCCTAAATTTTCCGTGACAGTATTTAATTCGCTTTGGAAAATATCGAATCTGGGAGAATCCGAAACGAATGTTTGTTCGGTAGTTAAGTCATTGGGGAACTCATTTTTAAATCTGGCCATATTGTCATATTCATCGCTCAAATATTTTGTAGGCAAGATATTATTTTTATGGAATAATGGATTATTCAAAATATTTTTAGCGCGCAAATCGAATTTTTCCGAATCCGATAATGAATCCCAAAGTTCTTTGGTCAGGTAAATTTTATCGGATCTAATTTTTTTGGGCAGGATAGAATCAAATAATTCCACCAATTCAGAATGTTGTTGTATCTCAGGATTAATATGGTTCCATAAATAATTTAAGAATTGATAAATATCACCATAATTGGAATCTATTAATGTAATGGATTCTGATTGTTCAGTTTTCAAATAATTATTGGGTACCAAATCAGTAATTTCAGCCAAAAAGAAATCACTTAATTTGATTTGTGGATAAATAGTTCCATTATCTGATTTCAAGTAACAATCTATTAATTCTGGAATTAGTTGGTTGTAGCGAAAATTAGGATAAATATTGGTAATTTGATGAATGGTATCAATCACTTGATAAATAATGGTTTTAATGACTGGCAAAGTCAGTGGATATTCTCTCAAAAATTTATCCAATGTCATCAAACTATAAAATTTTTCCGTGATCTCCACAGAATAATATGTTTCGCGCTCCACCAATGGATTAACTTTTGGATAATCTACCAAATCTGATCCCTTGACGTCCACATTAATAACGGGCAACAAAATATTATTTGATTTTTCCGTGACAACTAATTCACTTAATAATGTCTTCATTATTTGGTTGACATTAACGGGGTCACTCATGTCATCTAAAACGTCGGGACCACTGTAAGGAATAATTCTGATGGTGGACATGTGAGTTTCACCTTTTCTCTTGAACCAAAGTTGTTTTACCGGATGACCATTACGCATGAGACCCGTCGGATAATCATTATCGTATTTAATGGGCGTTTGATCAAAAATAACATTCAAATCATAATCCGTTAACTTAAATCGTGTTAAATTTAAATCACCCACATCAATTAGTTTGGTTTGATAATTGCCACTTTTGGCATAAACTGCATTGTACAAATCTGTTATTAATTCATCCAATTGATAAATTCTATTATCATACTTGGCTACTTGATTTTCCATTATGATATAATATATATATAGTCACGATATTTTATGGACAATGGCAAAATTTTAGTTTTTTCGAGATTATGACATTATAATCTATATATCAATGCGATGGCACTATGTCATAATCTATATACCAAATCAAACGACACTTTGTCATTTAAATAAATATTTATAGACCTATAATATTAATAAATGTTTATCAAACTAGTTTCAAGTTTATTAGCTTGTACATCTATTCTGGCATTGTACTATGATTATGTTAACAGAAAATCGTTCCAAGAAAATTTCCCCAAAAAAAATAAAGTTGGTAAAAAATTATTATTGACAGGCTTTTTATCCATTGGTTCTGGTCTGAACGGATTGTCAGATAAACCCAAAATATCTGTCAATGGCAAAATATTTAACATTGATAAATGTCCAGTATTCAAAATTGACACAGTCACGCTCAAAAATAAATTACTAGGTTATCATAATCTTTCAACCAACACTGATTTTTTGTCATATGAATTAACTACTCCGATCCAACAATCTTACTGGATTATTCGTAACAATTTTGAATTTTTCTCCCCGCATGCTAAATTCAATAATAAATTAATTGTCTTGAAAAAGAATGCTGTTGTTCATTATACCAATACTCATACTCATTATTTAAATTATCACAAGCGTTTGGTTGAGAATTACATTCCGAATAATAGCAAGGTTACCATCTTTGCCAAAGAAATTAATGACGTTTACCGAGCGGAATTCATTGGCAATAAACGAGAAGTATTGAATGATATTGCCATCAAATATTATGGTATTTCGGACACATATACTAGTTTCTGGGTGGGAACATTAATTGGTTCTCTTTTTTATTTGGTCTATATTATTAAAAATTAATTTCTGAACTCTTTGGACAAATAAAGGTCGATAATATCAAAATATTATAACTTCATCATGGATTTCTTACATGACAAATGGCAACCAATCGCAGCCGGCTTAACTGCTATCGCATCGGCTTATTTTCTGGCCAAGGATGAGTCAAACAGAAAAAAATATCAAAAAATAATTGACAAGGAAAAATGTAATAATCATATTTTGATCACAGGAAATTTATGTTCTGCTACTTGTGAAGATCTTGGTGAAAAAAAATATATCAGTCAAGATGTTATATGTGTGGAAAAAGAAAAAATTTGTTCTGGAAAATTTAATTCGCCGGAATGTTTGTGTCCTATCATTGAAGAAAGAAAATGTCAAATGCGCATATTTTTAAAAAATAACAAGTACAAACAACTTTTAATAGGACACAATACTAAAATTCATTGGGATATCATCAATACTTATCATGATAAAAAAAAATATAATGATCATGCGCGGCCAATGATATCATAAAAGAAAAGCAATTAGTTGGTAATGTACCATGTACGGTTTATGGTGTTAAGAGATCCGATGATATTCTGGATGTCAAAATTATTAGATCCAAAGAAAAGGTACTCCAAGATTTGCCCAAAGAATATGGTATTTCCACAGTGAAAACTCTTGGATTGGCTACTTTATTTGGATCCAGCATTGTATATTTGGCACATAATTTGACCAACAAACGTTCTAGTTATGATTAACATGATTAACATGATTAAATATTAAATCTAATTCGTTATTAGATTCAATATTTAAAAAAATTTATTTTTTTATTATTTGAAATAAATAATTGATAACACCTATTTATACACAACAATTAGTAAAAAATGGATTCACACACAAAAAAAATAATATGTGGAAGTATTTCTTTTTTATCAGGACTCGTTTTGTGGGCAGACCTAAATAATCGCAAACGTTTTTCGAAATTGGTAAAAACAGGCAATGATGGTGACCATATTTTGACCAAAGGAGAAGTATGTAGTCAGACAGGATCGTATGTGGTTAAAGAAAAAAATATTATCAAATAACTACCGAAACCACTTACCAGGATCGTGTATTTTATGTGAATGGTAGAACTTTGGCTAGTATACCCGTGCCAGAAACTCACGATGTCAAAAAATTGATTTTGACCAATATCAAACCAAAAGATTCTATCATTACGGTGACATCCAAGGGAAAAATTGTCACAACTCCATTGAAAATTGGAGACCAAACTAAAATTTTCTTTAGTTCAACAGAAAATAAAATAAAAGATGATAAAATTATTGAAAGTAATTATTTGGAGTCCGGAAAATATCAAACTGTTTTCGGACAAAATGAACAATGGTATTAAAGTCCATGTGATTGGTGACAAGAAGGAAGTCATAAATCACGTCAAATCCGAGCATTATGGCATTTCCAACTTCGCCACTGCATTTTTGGGTTTGGGATTTGCTATGTCAACTGGTTACTTATTGCATGGTTTGGCCAACAAATATTCAAGTCGTAAATTATCATAATTAGGTAAGAAGTTTAATTGCTAAATAAATTTAGTATATATATTTATTTAGCATGAAAATTGTCATTGTTTTGTTGGTGATTCTAATTATTTTTTGTCTAATTAATTTTTGGCTTTACTATCAAGAAACCAAAAATCGATGTTTTTGGAATTTAACTGGATTGTCACCCAACATTGATGTTAGTTACTATATTTTGTTCACGAAAAATGGCTCCAGTAACAAAATAGATGATGCCCAAGTCGTTCCAACCAATTCTAGTTTGAATACCATCCAACAAGATTTTTATCAATTTGCTCAAAATTTTATGGCAACAAATGACCGAAATAGTCGTGCTGTTTTGTTATCAAATTATTTGGCACCCATTAATTTAACAGCCGAAGATGTCAGGAGAATAAATGGTAGATTGTCTTTTTGATGAAAAGATAAAGGCCATCTTGAAATATATTATAATTTACGACCTCTAGTGTCGTTGGGATTTGACATAACGATATCTGGCAAATAATGGATCTGTCATAATAATTCGATACGGAGTGGTAATTTCGGTATCCACCAAAATTCTGCCCTTTTTGTTGACATAGGGACCACCATTCCGATACGGTTCTGGGATGATCCGATGAACAAAATCAATGATTTCTTGTGGCGCTCCATTTTCATCATAAAACTGTGGGAAAAAACGTTTGCTGATGAGCGTATTAAAGAAATAATGAACATCATAATATCGATTTTGTTTCTTGGAAATATTAATTTTTTTGGTCCAGTCTGCATTAACTTTGTTGTTTTCAATGATGCCATCGATGCAGGCAAAATCAAAATCCCAAATTTTGATTTGCAAACCTATGTTGGGAATAACGAATTCCACATTATCCAAATTATATTTGTAAAAACGATTATTGGCACGATTTTGAGTGTCCGTTAACTGAACCAAAATATTATTGGCTTTCATATCATTATGTCGGAATGATGGATATTTCTCGTGAACTAATGCCAAGGTAAAAAGTAATTGGAATATAATGACTTTCCAAATTCGAGTAGTCATTGTGGTATAATTTTTTTTGATGTAATCCAACAAATCTCCTCCATTGCACCACTCACTAATCAAAATCGAAACGAAATTCTCAAAGTCACCAGCATGATATCTTTCGATGAATTCTTTATATGTTTTGTTTTTCTGATTGTTCAGATCTATGAATTTATCTACTTTGATAAAGTTAGTGATGCTAGCTTTAATGGTTCCAATAGGTAAAACAAAATGAGGTGTACTGCCATTAATGACAAAATAGGACAACAATTTGAGCATTAATAGTTCTGCATTTTCTGGCCGGCAAGAATTGTCCATATGTCCGTACTCATCTTTGGGATAGGCACAGACCTTGACAGCAAAAGCAACATTCTTATTGATTCGACTGACAGCCTTGAAGGTATGTCCGGTGGTACCACTTTTCAAATAAATTAATTTAACATTCATAGATGTTAACAAATCACCAATATTGACAATGGGTTTGTTCAGGCGTCCATTTGTGGCCGTTTCAGTGTTATAATTATCGAAATCAATCATGGGTCTCAATTTACTACTACCTTCCAAGATATGTTTGACGAAATCGATACGACATTCCGTTGGTTTTTTTTCTTCTGGTGATGAATAATTATTTTTATTTGTATAAGCCAACAAATTGGACATGAGTGCATCCTGATAAATGTTATTATCATCCTCGTCACTATTTGTATTGGTAAATTTAGTGCCAGGATATTTGGAATTAGATTGTGATAGCGTTTGTGATTTGTATTGGGAATATTTGGGTGTATTTTTGCGATTAGTATTTGAATTGGCATTTGGAATATATCCCAATATATTCTGAGCTTGATTTGGATTATATTTTGGCATATACTGAGCCTGATTTGGATTATATTTTGGCATATTTTGAGCCTGATTTGGATTGTAATTTCTATAATAATTTTGGTCATGACTGAAATTGTCAGAATAATTAAAATCATCGTCGTAATTATCATCAGAGTCATCAAATTCATAATTTCTAAGACCATCTCGATACATGGACGTGTGATTTCTATTCATGTTATTGTATTAATATTTGGCAAGTTATTTTTATAGCAATATTCGCGAAATCGTAAAATTATAATATATTTCAAGCAGTGTGGTTAAATATATTATATTTTTGTGCGTCGCATAAAGATCATTTTCTCCAAAAAACCTCATTAATTAATATAGTATGAACGATTCATTTTATCGAAAATATCTAAAATACAAACACAAATATTTAACTCTGAGGCAAAAAATTTATGGTGGAAATCCTAATGCACAAACTAATATAGCCAACAAAATAATTACCATCCCGAGCAAATTGTGTAAGTATATTTATGTCAAACCTCCAGATTCGGAACCAGGATATATGAAATTTGATGGGAATGCAAAGATATATTTCCAAACAATGTATCACATTAATGATTTGGATCTATTTTATTTGAATTATCTTTATCCATCGATTTTATTTCTGCAATATGTTAAAATTAACAAAATTTTATTTATTGGATTAGGTGGTGGACATATGCCTATGTTAATTCGAGATAAGTTTCCAAATTGTTGGATAGATGTTGTGGAACTCGATCCTGCTGTTTTAGAAGCTGCCAAATATCTTGGATTCAAACAGGATGATCGACTCCGAGTTCATATTGGCGATGGTAACGTTTTTATGGAAAAATCCAGTGGGCAAAATTATGATGCTATCATCATAGATTTGGATTGTGGAGAATCATTTAGATCATTCAATTTTGTGCATGCCAAGTCAGCTCTGAAACCTGATGGTGTATTGGTTATTAACTATCCACATCGCCAAGAGAACTTGTCTGAAAAATTGATCAAGGTTTTTCCAAATGTACTAGTTTATCCTGTTAATTCACAATATGTTTATTTATGTACGAACTCTAATATTTTGAAAACTAAGTTGAATCAAAACATGATCTCCGACCAAATGAAGAAACTTCGATATTGGCCAAATATTATTACGTTTGTTAATAATCTGAGTTCGAAATTACTTCAAACTAGGTATTAATTCTCAATTAATTCTCCAATAAAAATCTTATATAATGTTATATAGTTAAATGAATCTGCAAAGCCTTGCTTCTGATACTTACCAAAAACATAAGACATCATCAGAAATGAAAGAAATTGAATACGAGGAACACCGCATTCCCGCTTCTCCCCCTGAATTTGTAAATCGTCACAACTCGATAAATGCCTCGAAATTGAACAGTTTAATGAATAACACAAATCGCTCCAACTCTAACAATACTTCTACTTTGAACAGGTTGAATAACTCAAATTTTAACAGTCTAAGAAACAACACAAATCGCTCCAATTTTAATAATACTTCTACCACGAACAGTTT